CCGGGAATGGTACACGACGATGAGCGGTGTTAGGATGGCCTAACACAATTTTCTAGAGTTTTCGTCGTGTGCGCTCGTTACAGTCCTCAGGGTAGTGCTTCCAGATGCTGTTGAACCTGGGGCTCATCAGATCGTTCGTCACTTCTATGATTCGCTGCAGATTCACTTTCACTGCGTTTATCCGATTGTTGAAGTCTCGTATAGCCCGTTCCACGGCCGGTGGACCCGCGTCCACGACCTCGTGTAGGACGTCCGTACGAACTGTAAGTGCCTGTTGACACTTTTGTACGATCATTGATAGCATCAGAGGTGCGTGTGGATGCTCCTCTGCCGCGAGAAGTGGTTGATCCTCGCCATCCTGGTTTTCCTCCTCTTCGATGCGGTGCATTCGCACCACCTGTTCGAGGGCTGCCGCCAGGTTGGTTACTTCCTTCTCCAATGACCGAACTAGATTTTGCTTGTTTCGTTGTTTCTCCATCTAGTTTGTCTTCACGGTTTTTGTTTTTCGGTTTATTGACTTTTGCAGGTGCAATTGTGCAGTTGCCAGTTAATGTCTTGGTGACGACGGGCTGAGGTGGTTGTAAGAGTTCACCATCAAGCATGGCTGGTACTTCGACCGGCACAACACCAAAATCCAAAGGTTTGATGACTTTACAAAGTTCAGTGTGTTCGTGGAGGTCGAAGCAAGCAGCGCGCAAGTCCCTATCGAAGTCAACGATAACGTCGACGCCGATGTTCCTTTTCCCTTGAGCTGACAATATTTTAGACATGTATTCGTATGCCTGGACATCGTAATCACCCCCGATTTTACGAAACACCGGCCAGCCATCCGTCGCATAATAGGGACGGTCCGCTGCCAATGATTGGCGTTCCATGATACCGAGGACGTTAGGATTGATTTCTGTTTGGAAATGCTCAATCACCCGTTCACAATAGGTGGTGATAATTGGAAGGCCCGGTTCCAAGGACAGATAGCCTTCGCACCTATTGGTCGCGGCGATGTTCAACTCAATTCCTCTCGATGCTGTAGTCATTCCTATCTTCTGCATGGTGCGTTTTGGATCCTGCATGGAGATATTGCTAGTGGTAGGGTCAATGAAAAATCTGCCGAGGTATGGCACTGGTTGCCCAGGGTCAATGCTCTCAACTTTCAAGGTCAATCCCAGATATTTAGCCACTAGTTCCAGCTTGCTTGCCTCAACCCCTACGATGATGGAGTCATCACCATAAAAATTGCACTTGGTTAATAAATCTGCTGCTCGTTGTTTATCGATGTTATCATCACGATACGCACTGTATGCTACAAAAGCATTCATCATAGTATTACCGTCAGATGTCAATGGGGAACCACTACGGCGAGATGAACCAGGATCGTAGTGTACGTTGTCTGATGTGACAGCTTTGCTCTTTAGTTCCGCATTGAGCAGTATCGCGAGTTCTTGGTAATGCTCATGATCGACCCATCTAAGATAGACGGCATGTTCGACCTTTTGCATCAGCCATGTTGATATAGTTCCATCAAATCTACTATAATCACCACACTGTATTTTACATCCATGTTCATCAGCATATTTGGCAGATACCATAACCTGCGCTGACATCTCGACTGGTGTTTTGGCTGGTGAGAACCATGGAAACCGTTTTAAACAATCTTCCTTCATAGAGAGACTGAATCCGGATAATTTAAGTGTGTGTTGTGTTGGTACGGTTGAGATGTTCCTGGGGTGCGTTATTTTACCATAGGATTCCTTTTTCTGGAATGCCTGCACTTTAAAATGATCACTAAGGAACGACCAGAATCTTGCCTGGTTTGATCTACTACGTTGACTAGGACGATCTTGCAGTTCATCAACTTCTGCGATTGATTTTGGAGCACCAATGTGGGGTGTTGGTACAATCAATTCGATGAACTCATTAGCATAACCATCAAACCGACCTTGCGGCCGACGCTTGTTACGGACGTCATTAACCCTGCCGGTAATACAGGCTGTGCTATTGTTAACACTGCCTGCGGGAACCATAGGAGCCAAGGTGATGATTGCTGGACCAAAATTGCGAGCATAACTCTTACCGTCCTCCAATTTTAAATCGCCATCCACCTGATAGTGTGGTGGAATGTCGCGAGTGATAAACTCTTTTAACGTGGTCGACCGTATATTGGGGGCCGGATGGATGATATGAATATCATCTCTTTCCACCACATTATACAACAACATTGCTGCTGTCGCCTTCGCCTTACTGCCGTGAATCACGTATTCCGATTCACTTAATGCTCGTTCCACGTCACCTGGATTCTTGTACGTTTTAGCATGAAATTTCCTACTTTGTATACTATAATACAATGCTTCCGTGATGTCTACTGACCAGTGTTGACCTTCGCTGCTCAGATTGATGAACGTGTGGTTGTTGCGGACAATTTTAATCGCATTATACCCATCATGACTATATTTAACACGCTCCAGAGAACGAGTTGGTGGATAAATGATTGAACACCACCGAGGTACAGTCACAACAGGAGTCAATAGCACAACACGACGATTTTCAGTCGTGTGCCAAGTCTTCACATTAACAAGGGTTGTTTGAAACATTTCTTTCAACAAACCACTCCATCCAACGTTACCAAACAGGTAGTCTTTAATAACATATAACACTGGACGATGAACTGAGAAAAACGACGTATCCCAATTCCAGATTTTATGCGCCCACTTCTCCCCACCACTCACCTGGAAGTTGACAGTGTCTGACGTGATATTGAAAGCCAAATCTTCTGTCGTGTCCCCAGTGACTTCTGGAAAGAAAGTGTATAGCAAAATAGGCTGGCCGATAGAAAGCCAAGCATCCATGTCTGCATAATAGTCGACATCAATCATTGTTATGACATTATTTTTGGTGACCGGGTTGTTTGAATAAGGCAAAACCATATCTTTATCAACATAATAAATTCTAGATCCTGTATCTGCTTCTCTTCTCGACCGGGAAACTGGATAGGGAATATAACCAGAAGTTCTGACCGCATTCTCTATCGCGTTGTTGGCTGCTCCACGAGTTAGGGCTGCCTGTGGATGTGGATGACCTTCTATTTCACGGGTCATAACTGCCAAATCCAAATTACGGATGATATTCTCACTAAGCAAAGTGTTGTCACGACGAGCATGCCTGTCCAATAACCAACTGCGCAACGGCTTGTTAAGGATGACAAGGTCCCTACACAATTTCAACCACTTGTAAATTAAGCAGTAACCGTAGTACATGAAAGGTATGCGCATGGCATAAGCACGCAGTCGCAACAGAATTGTGTAATACCACTTAGCAAACATCACCAAGTTGTAGAACATTTTCCAGATAGACGTTGGATATACGAAGCGAGGAAACCATCTTGGTGACCATCCGATCGAGTCGAGTCTTTTCAACACAAAGAACTCTATAACATCGATAGCACTGCAGAACGCGTCGGTCAGGAGTCTCACCTCAGCGTCCTCAGAGTGCAAATACTTCTCTAACACGCGCTCCAAGATGTATGTAGATACCATAGTGAAGTTGTTAGCTGTAACGATTGAAGTATTAATTGTAGCTATTGAAAATGAAACAGATTACCAAAAACTGAATCTAACTACAATGAAATCAAATTATATATAAGGCAATATAATAAGAGC